CGTGCAGCTTGATCGTTACCGCTTCTGGGGTAAGCCCGGCACTAAGGAGTCCCGCGAGCGCACAGCTGATCAAACACTTGGATCTGCTTCCGCACGCAACATCGTCAAGGACAAGGTCCTTGTGACCCTGCGCGAGTACACCGGCCCCGCCGATTCCCGCGACACCACGCAGCCCTCTACTTTCAAAGTGGCTCGTGAAACCCTGATCACCGCTCAGCGCTTGTTGCTTGACACCGGTAATCTCAACGTATTCCACCAGTCCATCGGTAGCTTGACGCTGCTTGATGACTACCGTCGTTGGCGCGATCGCGTCTTCGCTAATGAACTCCTCAAGGCTGAAGCCTGTGGTCAATCATCTAGCGAGCAAGGCGGCTACTACCTGCCCGGTGGTCAGGCAAAAGATTCCGACACTACTGACGGCGGCACCTTGGGTGTTACCTATGCAGCTGGCGAATCTGCCAAGTTCGATGTCAAGACTGATTTGCTTGAACTTGTTAAGGACATGCGTAAGCGCAACGTCCCAACATTTGCTGACGGTTACTACCGTTGCATCTGCGACCCCACTGCCATGATGCACTTGCGTCAGAACAGTGACTTCCGCGAAATCGCTCGCTATCCCGGACAGGGAATGGCCGATCCAATGAACCCATTGGCTGGTCCTTCTGCGAACTTCTTCCAAGGAATGGGTCCTGCATACGGCCAAGCTGGCTTTGTCGCTGGTCAACCCGTAATGCCTACTGGCTTCCTCTTCGAGGGTGTCCGTTGGTTTGAGTCCACCAACCTTCCCGAGACTCAGTACAACCTCAAGATTGCTGACGCATCTGCTGTCGCTGCTGACTATGACGCAGCCCAGTTGATCTTCTTCGGTCCTCAGGCTGTCGGTGTCGGCATCGGTGGAAACAACGCACAGATTCTTCTAAATAACAATGATGACTTCTCACGTTTCATCATTATGATTTGGAGTCTGTTCGCCGGATTTGAAACCCTGAATAAGGATTTCATCTCGGTTGGTTACTCTTTCGTATATTGATAGGAGAAACTAATCATGGCAACTTTTTCTTTTGATTCAGAAGCACGTACACCTTGGAATAATGTAATTTTCCCTGGTAACTATGTTGCTGAACTGAACGCATACCGCGACCAAGGTGTGGTCGCACTTCCCGGCGCAGTTTTCTTCAAAGGTGTAGGCGCACTTGTGCTTAACCCTGATAACGACGCCAAGCTCGACACTGACGGTGTGCTTAAGGCTGGAACGCTTGATCTTCAAGTGTTGTCTCCTGACCTTCGTCAAGATGACAAGCCCCGTAAGGACCGTCCTTTCGTGATTCCTGCAGGTGCTGTTGTATATCGCACGGCTGTGAACGCTCCTGGCGTTCGTGAAGCAACCGTTGCTGGTAGCACCACTTTGACCGTTTCCGGTATCACCACCCCTACAGCTGTGGCTAACACTGCTGGCGCTGATGGTTACTTCAGTGCAGTTGGTGAGTTCAGCTTGTTCGAGGCCATCCTTGATGGAACTCCACTTGCTACCGAGACCGCTGTTCAAATTGGCGTAAGCGCTGACCTGATTGCTTCAGTCAAGCCTTCTGCTGGTGCTTGTCGTAAATCACCTTCTGCGATTATCGTTGAAGTGTGCTACTACATGCCAGACGCAGTCGCTGATACTGACGACCTCCACATCCCTTATGCTGTGGAAGCTGGTCAAGGCTATTGATTATATAGTCAACAATAATACGAGGGTCTCACTGAGGCCCTTTTTTTATGGCTATACTCAAAAAGTGTAGAATAACCGTAGACATAGGATTAATATGAGTCAACTATTTCAAGACACTAAAACAGGTAAGCTTGTTGAGTTTATTAGTAAGCACGATAAGGAATATGCGATGGTGCGTGATTCAGGTGGAGCCATTGCTTACTTGACTCTTGAGCAGCTTGTGCCTTACGAGCAAGGCAAAGGTCGTCTAGCAAAAGTGACATCACCCATCCTTGAAGTCAAGGAAGAAGAGGCACCCAAGACTGTTGTGCCACTTGAAGAGTATCGGTTGAATTTGAACACTGCTACAGCAGAAGTTATTCAGAAGCGCCTGCCTGGTGTTGGCTATGCAACAGCAAAGAAGATTGTTGAGATGCGTATGTCTCTCAGTGGTGAGCGTTTTGCAAACCTTAAGCAACTAGAGAATATCCCTAGAGTTAATTGGGAACAGCTGATTGAAGAGGACTTAATCTTTATTAGTTAAACTATTAATAGTATTAGTGGCACAGTAATGGCTAGTAGCATCGAAGATATTCTTATGGCGAAGGCGATGGCTGACGCAGAGAAACGACCTGACCCAGCCGTTGCTATGGGCGGTGGTGCTGCTGCAGGAGCTGTCCTTGGTGCATTGCCTGGTATCGGTGGTGTACGTGGACGGATGGCAGGTGGACTTGTCGGTGCAATCCTCGGTGGTGGCCTTGGTATGGGCGTTCGTCAAATGATGGTTAATGAATCACCTGCTGCCAATATGCTCGCCAAGATGCAAGCACAGGGCACACTAAATCCAATGGACCGCAATCAACTGCAGTCTGTCCTCAAAGATATCTATAACAACCCAGGTATGTGATATGCAGTTAGACGAGTATCTCAAGTCTAAAGTTCGCTATCACCTAGGGTTCAATGCTGGTGCACAAATCCCTGCTGGTGACCGTGCACGCTTAGAAGAAGCAATGGCTTTAGTACCAGATGAACTCTGGTATAACGAAATCGTTTATCACGTCAAACGTTGCGACATTGCCTGGAAAGCAAGTGCTGCAATTCCAGACGATTACTTTGATGCAGAAGGTAGCCGTATCCTGAACCCTTCACGTCAGGAAGTCATCAGTGGAGACGTGCAACGGACAATCAGTACGTCCGATCCATTGAAAGGTGACGAGTACTTCCGTGAAATCTACTTGCGTGAAGTTGACCGATTAGCAGAGACTTTGTATGTTCCTAACTATAGACGTCCTGAAGTGCGTCGCTACGGGTTCGAACGAGCTGGTAGTGAATTCATTATGGCCGTACCTGGCCCAGCTGATACTGCAGTAGGCAGTCGTATTGCCCTCAGCACTATGTGGCGGTAAGTGTAGAATAGGCATAGGAATAGCACTGTTAAATTATGAATCCAGTAGCAGGAGGATGGACCTCCCATAAAATGCGTAGTGATGATTACGAAGGCAAGAAGCGTGCTGCTGTTGCTCAGTCTGGTCAGAACTCTTATATCCAAGGCGTGCAATCCGTAATGGACGATGGTGCTGGAGCTGCAGTTGCTAACACTCGCACAAAGTATGGCAACGTGAACTTGATGCCACAGCAAGTGCTTCAGGGGCAGACAAGTAATTTTGCACAGGAAGATAGCCCAGGTAACCAATCAATGGAAGACCTGCCTAATCAGACTGGCAGCACTGTGACCCAAGCTTCAAGCACAAACGTGCCACAGCAGGATCCAGAAACAATGGAGACAGATGCACTTGAGCGTCGTCTTTCAATGATGGCTAAGGGCGGTCAAGGCTTCCCTGGCTTAAACGACCGTGGACGTGAGGTTTGAAATGAGTAAAGAAAGTAACGCAAGAATGCTTGACCCCAATCGGTTCAAGATTGCACAACAGAATGCTGTCATCCCTGGTGGGCCACAGAATAACAATCCGATGAATGTGACGGATATTGATAGCACTGCAATTCAGTCAGCCAGTATCTACGGCGACTACAGCCAGAACTATCCACAGATGGGAACCGGAATGGTCAACCCAATGTTCACGCAGAACTCTGGTTTGCAACAGAACTTTCCACTAGGACGTGGTGCTAACCAGTCTGCTCCTTATGGAATGCAACAGCAGCCTGATACCTCTGGTGTCTCAATGGCTCCTGATGGTATGGAAAGTGGACGCCTTGCTGGTGAAGCACAGAAGCGTGGACTACCTGGAATTGGCCCACTTGGTATGCAAGGACTACCTGCACAGCCAGCACCCGGTGCTTTCCCTGGTGCATTTCCAGGTTCTAGCGGACCACCAATGATGCAAGGAATGCAAAGCGCTGAACAAGCTGCTGGTGGTATGAGCCCACAGAACTCAATGAACCCTATGACTCCAGGTTCAACTAAGACTACAATCAAGAAAAAAGGTAAATAATCATGGCCGCTACTTCTACTAATAAGCAACCACTTCTGGTTGATAGAGTTCTACATTACGTTGTCAACCTTGATACCGCAGCTGTAGGAGCAATCGACGTTGCTGGCACAAACACAGCACTCTTGATTGTTGATGCTACAACCTCTGATGGTTGCATCATTGAAGATATCTATAGCATTGCCCGTGGAACATCGGAGTCTACGATTAACCTCTATATGAGTACATCTGCAGACTACCTGCGTCCAAACGAGGGAGTCCTGATTGGAACGTTTAAATCTGCAACGACAATCGGTGATGTAACGAGTTGGTCAAATATGCCAAAAGTGCTTGCACCAATGCCACACACAGGGACTGAATCACAGTTCAGAGCACTGTATATTCCAAAAGGCAGAACACTTTGGGCAGCACGTCAAGCAACGACTATTTCAACTGACGGACCATTGCTTGGTTGCCAAGGCGGCTGGTACTGATGCCAAGAAAGCAAAACGGTTTTGGCAATGCCAAGTCGCTAGCTTTTAAACCGTCAAAGAATGTCAATAGAGGTAAGGGTATAGGAGCTGCTGGTTCCTATCCCAGCAACCGTCGGTATGGCTCGTCTGT